TCCGTCAACCAGCGCGTCGCTTGCGGTAAGGGCGAGACTCCTTATGCCGGCGCCGTATCCGAATTCCTCGTCGCCGATTTTCTGGAAAATGGGATCGCCGGGATAGAGCCTCTCCCCGGCGATGATGGTCTCGGTCTCGTCATTGAGGCCGAATTTTTGGCCGGCAATCGCCTGGCCCAAGTCGCCGTACAGTCTTTCCATGGCCTACTCCTTTGCCTCGCCCCTGCTGAGGGCCTTCTGATACTCGATCATCCTGCGGTACGCGGTGGCCGAATCCTCGCGGCTGCCGGCGGGCGTGAACCCACCGTCGCTTGTAAACTGCCGGCTTGCGGCATCGGCGTCCTTCCGCAGTTCCTCGACCGCGGAATCGAAGCGGCCGTTGACGTACGCCTCGTCCCGCCCGTCGAGCTTGGCCTCGGGGTAGACTTTGACGATGACGGCCTTGCGGATTTCCGCGTCGGAGACGCCGTCCTTGACCTCCACCCCGGCCTTGATCGCCGCGTCAAGAAGATCGACCCTGGCCTTGACAGCCGCGTCAAGCCGCTTAGGGTCAAGGGACTGTTCCTTGAGCGCCTTGCACTCGGTGTCCAGCTTGTCCGCGCGGTCCTTGTTGTTGTCGCGGTCGGCCTCCATCGCCGAAAGCTCCTTCTTGAGGTTCTTGATGTCTTTTTCGAGCTTTTCCACCGCCGATTCCACGCTGTCGGCCCGCTTCTTTTCTTCCTGGTAGGATTTGATAAGCCCATCCTCGCCTTCATAATCCACACCGTCGATACTGATCTTCTTCATGGAATTCTCCCCCTGTCTAGGATTCGGGCTTGCGCCCGCGTTTTCTATCTGAATGGCGTCGCCGCCGTCCATGCGTATTTTTGCGGCGCCCCCCGCCCTGGCCTTGTCAACGATAGCGACATGGTTGTATCGAATGTTGCGCTGGACGCAGTCGTAGGCCATTCCGCACCACACCGAGCCTTCCGGCGCGGCCTCTATGTCGCAGGTGTAGCCCATCGAGAGAGCCGTCTTTCCGGACTTGATATCGGCTATCGCATCCTCGTTCGTGATTGTCAATGTCACTGCAACGTGGAAGCCGTCACTGGCCGTGCTTCCACGTTCGTCTTCGCTGTTGCGAGCCGCCCAGCCGTCGATCCAGCTTGACGGGTCAGTGCCGATGCTCCCGACTTGGTATTTCTTGGCGTTCTCGGCCGTGACCTTATTTCTGGGGTGGTTGTTCGTTACCGGCTTGCCCTTCATAGAGTCCAAGGAATCGGGGGAGAATACTTCCTCCGGTATACGCAACTCCCTTGTAATCGAGTTGTCGGCGTTTCTGTAGGTGAACACTCCGACACAGGTAACAATGGCGCGGCCCTGATAAAACCCCTCGTCAGTTTCCGTGAACGGTGTGGTCATCCACTTCCCTGGGTCGATTGAGTCAATTCTATTCGCGTCTTTCCTCGTCTTTTCCACCGCCCCTCCCCGTGGGCAACAAAAAAGGCCCGATAGACCTCGGGCAAGGTTTTACTGCCTGAGATCTATCGGGCCTCCGCATGTTCGGTCAGCCGAAATACTGTCTGTCTTATTATATGGCCGCGCTGGCGAAAAAAGTCAAGCGTTTTCCCGACTTTTTCCGCCTAAAATTAATCGCGGTATCCTTTCCCGCCTCTTCGCGGCATTGAAGCCCTATGTTCGGTAGGCTCCCTCTCAAGCCTGATGCGGTTATTGACCTCTATGTCTATCTTTGGCGCATCTGCCGCCAAATGAATTGTCAAACTCCCGTATTCGACGCCGCGGGCTACCGTCCTGATTTTTTCCAGTTCATTGTCGCTTAATTCCACTTCCCCTCCGTGCTTTTCTCTTATGGCGTTTTCAGGTTTTTCAATATGTCCTCTGGCAGAGGCGCAGACTCGGAACTGATTGGAATCGTAGCGTCCTTGGAAACATGATAGCCGAAGGCATTGGTCGTGTCGATGGGCACCTTGGACGAGTACGGATACACGGCGAAGGCAAAATGATCATCCGTTTCTTTGAAACACTCACCGACCATGCTGTGGTAAATGACACCGTTAATTTCACGGGGGGCTAGCTCATCGGAATCTTTGAGCATCTCGCGGGCCTCTTCCGCGGTAATTGGCCTACCATCGTCATATATCCTCTTGGGCGGCGTGGTTGAGTAAGGTTCGTACCCAAGCAGGACATCCGCCTGTTCTGGAGTTACGAAATCGTCGAAATTAATGTTGTCAGTGAAGCCGTCCATATCGTCTATTGTAACGCTTGTGTCTGAATTGTCAACTCTCCGCGCATTGCTTGCTGGTCTAAGAACGCCGCTAAAGTCTATCCTCGGGTCAAAAATCTTATTATCAATACGCATAAAATTCACGTATGACCTACCCGCATCCAGAGGCGCGCGCCCAGGGAGAGACGCGGCATTCTTGTTCCTGTTCTGCGGATCTATGAACCTTACCCCACCAGAGGTTCTTTCCGCAATATAGTCATGACCTCTTGGCGCATCTACTATGTCTAGCTTATGAGCAATGACAAAGCGCGAGCCAATGGGCGATTCCATTATCTGCCTTTCCAAATCAAGCCTGCCATTTGCCCTTCGGTAATCGCTATTCCTGGCCAGAAACGCGCTTGTGGCGTTTTTTATCGGAGCGTCATTGGCATTTTCGGGGAAAGACCGCGCATGAACACGATAGCCTCTGCGTTGCATCTCATAAGCTATTACCGAATTTTGGCAGTTCTTGGCGGTTGCCGTTCCAGCCTCATAATCAGGATTAGCCGCGTCCCTTGCGGCATCGACAGCCGCCGGCTCCTCCTGGCGTATACCAAGCTGCTTCTCGATAAGCGGGCTTGGCTTGGCGAATCCCAAGACGATATTGCCGGCGGCGGCAGTGGCAGCGGCCAGCGTCGAAACGGGAACGCTATTGTTGACGTACCCGTGGTTCCAGTCGGTTTGGGGGTCAACCTCGCTCAATACCTCGTTCCAGTTGGTATAGGCCGAACAGCGGCATTGGTAGTCCTGCCCTGGATGCAGATCGACCCAGCCCGGCTCGCGACTAATCCATGTCCTGCCGCCGTCCACAGAGTACACAGTGGGATCCGCCCATTTGCATAGCCTGCCCCTAAGATCCACATGGCTGTCCCTTACGCGCTCGTCATTGGCGGTGCCCCAGACGTACGTCTCAAGCCCCGCAGCCTCCATGCGCCTCTGCGTGATTTCGCCGTTCAGCTTGCCGATCTGGTCGCGGGCGATGAACCTAGCCCGGGCATCCGTCATTTTTCCGTCAAGCGCCGCTATCTCTTTCGACAGCCTTGACCGCGACCATCCGGACGTAACGGCGCGTTCGGTAAGGCGGTTTACCTCGCCGATATGTCTGCGAAGATCCATGCTTACTATCTGGTAGTTGGCCTGCGCCCAGTTTTCCCGCGCGGCGGGCCACCACGACTCGTTCACAGGAAACTCGATGCCGAGGGAATGGCGCGCGCTTTTGTCGTACTGCCTGCCGTTGAAGTTGAAAACAGAGTCGGCGATGTTGCCAAGCCCCATGTAGATAGGGGACGCGGAGAACGCAGACGGATCGCTCGAGACGTACTGGCCCACCCAGTACTGCAACGAACGAATCATTGTGTTGAACGATGCGCCCGTGGTCTCGTCATTTCGAACCACGGCATCGTCGGAATCCCCTCGAAAGATAGCGGCACCGTGTTCTTTCAGGTACTTGCGGATGTAGTCCCGCACCGGGCGGAACCACGCGCGCCTGGTGGCGGCGTAACGCTCCTCCGCCATCCACGGGTAGAGCCAGCGCGCGGGCCTGGCGCGGCGCCTTTTCTCGGACGGGCGCATTTTCCCGTACTTGGCCTTTAGTATGGCTATAAGACCGTGACGCACGGCAACGTCGGCCATTTATGCGGCACCCTCTTCCGGTTCGGATTCGGGTTCCTCGACTGTTTCCACGGGAGGAAGGACATCGTTACCCTCCGGAGCCGGCATCTTTTTCAACTCGTCCCCGAACTGCAAATAAGCGGCCTGATGCGGTTCAATCATTCCCGCATCGATGTAGGTTTTCCAAGTGTTCGCCTTTATCTGCTCTTTCTGAGCGTCCATTTTTTCCAGCTCCGACTTTTCCTTGTCGGTGAGCTGCTGCAACGGCCGCCATTCTATATAGGGCTCCTCCGCTTTCTGCCATGCGGAAATAATCTTGACAAGGCGCAGGATGATGGGCTCAAGCGTGGCCACCTGCTCCGCATGGACGCGGTCGTAGTAGTTCCGCATGTCGCCCTCGCCCGTGGAGTTAAGCCCCGCAGGGGACACGCCGAAAAGCCGCGTTATCGGGTACCCGGAACATGACGACACCATCATCATGAATATGTAAAGCACCTCGGGTATCCCGCCGAAGCTCACGTTCTCGCGAATAAAGTCATCTTCCTTGTCGAAGTACATGGAGCGGTAAACGCTTCTCGTCAAATCGTTTACCTCAATCCGCTTTTTTATCAGATCGATGCCGTCAGGTTGTGAAAGGATCTCGGAAAGGTTGCCAAGCTTGAATTTTCCGACGCTGAATTCCTCAAGCAGAGACGACACGCTTCCAAGGGACGCGCCCATTGTTCTTAGGTTGTCGTGCACGTTTTGAAGCACGCTCACGCCCCAATATCGCTGCTCCTTGGTTAGGCGGCTGGCCGTGCCGGAAGGAACCTGAACCCCGTGCAGCTCTATTATCCGCGAGTGGTGTATAAGCTGGACTTTGTCAACGCCGTCGGAGACCTCGAATGCGATGGGGTAATATTCAGGCAAGCCGTAGCGCGGCTGCGTCGGATCTAGCTGGAACCGTATCTGGTCGAATGATATATTGCTGCGGTCCACAATTCGCAGGTTGTCGAACGCCCGTATTCTTTCAGGCTTTAGCGGCTGGTCAAGTTCCTGCCCATCGAGGGCGCCAATCAGTATGACGGCACCGCCGTAAAGCCTCGCCCAGTAGAAACCCGACCTAAGCTTCGCCACCGCGCCGATGGACTCCATGATATTTTTGTACACGTCAACAGCTTTCTTGGCATTGACGTCATCAAGATCGGGAAAGGAATAGTCCCAGCCCTCGCGGAACATGTCGTTCGGCATTTCGGTAACTATTCTCGCGCCGAGACCATCCTCGATGAAAATAGAATCAAGTTCGTCATCCGAGATAAGCCCTTCAAGTCTGTGCCTCGTGTGTTTCTTCTTGTCGGCGGATGTGCCAAGCCCGGTTATGAGATTCTTCCAGCCATCAAGTACCTGTTTTCCAAATTCGGCAATAGTTCCCATTCGCCCTCCAAGCAAGTATTACCCTATCCGCATTTTTTTTGCAACATGTTTTTTAGTCCCACTCGTACATCGCCCTGATATTGGCCTTCTTTCTCGGGAACGCCTCGCGAAACAATGACGCGGCGGAGTCGGGAGCGTCGTCGGGTTGCGCGCCTTCCTTGTAGTCCGTCACCTGCGCCATGTACTCGTCATCGGTTGCCGGATCCCACTCAATGTGCGGCCACACGTCGAAGAGGTATGCGCTGATTTTCATGTGCTTGTTCATGTTTTCGCTGTACGTCCTCACCCTCATGCCATGCTCGCCCAGCCTGTCGGCGGTATAGCCTTTGTCGGGATTGGTTTCGGTGTAAATGGTTTTGACGTGATATTTTTTGCAGAGCTTGACGACCTCGGGTATCCAGTTCTTGACGTTTCCGGCGTAACAGAACCCTATCGCCTGGTATGCCTGCGAGTCAGGGGCGGGGCTTTTCTTTGGAGCGACGATTGTAAGGGCGCAGTAGTGGGTGCCGTCATACGCGGCGTCAAGCTGCGCCACCGCTCCGGTCACGGCGAAATCCCATCCCTTGGAGAATGTCGGCTCGGAGAATAAGAGGGATTCGTCTTTCCCTATCTCCAGTTCGTAGTTTATGGCGTATAGGAACGGCGTGGTGAGCTTTTTTTTCATATCGGTTTCTTTTTTGCCAAGGAAATTGTACTTGCTTATAGGGTACTTCCTTACCTCGCAGAAGCTCCCTATCTCTCCCCACGCATCCTCCCTGTGCCACGGAGTGCCTATCCAGATGCTTCCCTTCCCGGGGTCGATAATGTTTGCCGCTATCTCATGCACCATTTCCTTGGTGCGTTCCCTTTCCGCGCGGCTCAGCTTGTCCTTAATTGTGATAATGTCGTCGCACAGAACCTTGTCGAAGTGGGCGCCGGTAAGCGGGCTCTCCGTGCCAAGCGGCTTTAGGTTCCCCTCGGGGGTTTTCGACTCCTTGAAGTTCCACTCGTACTGCCCGTCCCTCTGGCGGGTTATCCTTGGAACCGTGCCATGCGCGTAACGGAAAAGCTCCTTCACCTCGGGAAGGCTCATTACGGACGCTATGGTACTGGTCACGTCCCTGGCCGCACTGTAGTTTTTGCGAATTATCCCGATACGATCGTCGGGGTGAAAAAGCATCCAGCGAATCGCGCCCACGACAAGGACGGACGTGGTTTTGTAGCTGCCCCTGAACGCCTGAAGAGCCCTGGGGTCGTCGCTGTCCCAGCA